AAGGAAATCAAGGGGCGGCTTACGCTCGCCGAGGTCAGAGAGCGCATCGAAGCGGCTGATGGTCGACCGGGTGCGAACGAGGCTTGGGGTATTGCCCTTTCGGCGTTTGATGAATCGGCGACGGTGGTTCTCAACGACGAAATCAACGAGGCCATGGCGGCAGCGCGACCGGTAATGCAGAGCGGCGACGAGATCGGAGCGCGCATGGCGTTTCGTGATGCATATGACCGCGTAGTCTGTAAGGCGCGGCAGAGCGGCATCAAGTCGCCGAAGTGGTACCCATCACTCGGAAGCGACCCGCATCAGCGCGCTGTGGTTATCAAATTGGCTGCTTCACGCGGACTGCTGACGAACCAACAGGCTGCCGCATTCCTTCCGGCGCCGATTTCTCCTGAAGACGAGGTTCGTGGTCATGCGATCGCCGGCCTGCTGACTGGAACCGTCGCCGAAATTCCGAAAGACCCGGAGTTCAAGGCACGCATCGGACAGGTCCTGTCAATTCTGAAGAAGGACAAGGCGGCATGAGCCATGGGAAAGCCACTCGAAGAGGATCTGGCGGAATACCTGCTCAACCTGGAGCGCGGCGTATGGACGAAGCGCTACAACCAGGAGTGCCTTGCGATGTGGCGCGAGAAGTACGGCGATCTGATTACCAACCGAGCCGAGGCGATCGTCAAAGAGCGGTGGAAGAAGTGAGCGCCACAAACCGTCCGATGAGCCATTACAGCGACGACGAACTGATCGAGGAATTGGCGCGCCGAAGGAACGCGCGAGAACTGGCCAAGCCAGAAAAATGGTGCGGCGACTGTGCGAACTTCAAGACGTGGAATCACGATGTAGAGAACGATCGCGGCGCCATGCCCGATAACTACAACCCATGCCAGCGCGGGCACAAAATGCAGTTCGTTGTTCCGGAAGGCTACTGCGACGACGATTATGGGTTCTACCGCCGCGTATGCGGTGATAGATCGGAGGTGGCGGCGTAATGGAATCCTCCGTCCTTCTCTCCAATCCCGTTGCAGCGCACGCGGCGCTCATGAACCTTTGGCCATCGATCAAGGGTGAGCTCGTGGCCGGTAATCGACTCGTGCTCGAGGTTCATTCCTACGAGGACAAGCTGACTGACCGCCAGCGCCGGTACTCCCACGGTTACATCCTGAAAGAGATTTCAGCGCAAGCCAGCATTGATGGGCGGTTCTTTCCGATCAGCGTGTGGAAAGAACACTTTCGCAAAACGTTCCTTGGATCAAAGCGGAAATCCTTCGTCGATCCACTCACTGGCCGGAAGTCGAAGCGGTCCATCCGGGTATCGACCGAGGATCTGGGCGTGCGCGGGTACAACCAACTGATCGAGCGAGTGACGGCCTTCGCAGTGACCGACCTTGGCGTCCGCTTCGATGTGGCCATGGACGAGTGGATCGACCAGGAAACGGGCGAGATTCACGCTCGGAGGTCAGGCAAATGACCATCCAAGACCAGATCACCGAAGCACAGCAGCGGATCACGTTCCGGACCGCGGAATCAGCTCTGGCGGCGATCCGCGAGATTCAAGCGTCTTGCGAACATTACCGGCGCAGCCTCGGGCAGATCGTGCGCTGGCAGCTTTCGAGGATTAAGGCATGACGACAATCGCATGGGACGGTGTGACGTTGGCCGCCGATCGTTGCTCGTGGAGTAGCGGTGCGCGCCGCCGAGCGCGCAAGGTATTCAAGTTGAAAGCTCCCGACGGTAGTCAATTTCTGGTCGCCTTCGCTGGATCGGCCGACTACGCTCGGTCGGTGATGGAGTGGATGGCAGGCGGCGACAGGCCAAACCCGCTCAATTTTGTGACGGCGGATCAACTCTTTCATCAGTGTGCGCTGGTCATCGACGATAAGCACCGGATATGGCAAATGTGCAATTCGCTGATCTACACGCAGATGCAGGAACGTATCTATGCCTTCGGCGGTGGGCAAGATTTCGCCTGGGGCGCGCTAGAGGCAGGGGCGTCTGCTAAGCGCGCGGTCGAGATCGCCATTCTCCGTAGCGACTACGCCGGGTTCGGCGTTGATTGCGTGAGATTCTGATCATGCAATCCAAGAACAAAAAGCCCATGAACGCCGCCGAGCGCCGGCACGTCGAGATCATCAAGTCGATGCCGTGCGGCGTGTGCGATGCTGGAAGCCCGAGCGAGGCACACGAGATAGAGCAGGGCCAGTGGTTCACGTCAATTCCCGTCTGTCTTGATTGCCATCGCGGCCCGATCAACGGATGGCACGGGCAGAAAGCCATCTGGAAAGTCAAGAAGCTGGACGAACTGAAGGTGCTGAACCAGACCATCGAGAAACTTATCGGGAGAGCAGCATGATCGTAGTCGGAATTGACCCGGGCTTGACCGGCGCCGCGGCGCTTGTCTCACACAACGGACTGTTGGATGTGTTCGACCTGCCGACGTCCTCATCGAGCGACACCGCCCGGGTGTCGAAAAAGCTGGACGGCGCCGCCTTCGCCAAGACGCTGCGCGAGGCCCTGACACGCAACGACGCGGCCAAGGAAGACGTGTTCATCGTCCTCGAGGATGTGCATGTGATGCCCAAGGGGAACGCGGCGAACGCCAGCCTGATGCACACGAAGGGCGTGCTTGAGGGTGTTCTGGCCACCCTGGGCCACAAGGTCGAGCTCGTCGGATCGCAGAAGTGGAAGAAGCTGTTCGGGATCGGATCGGACAAATCTGCTGCCAGGCGAACGGCCCTGACGTTGTACCCGAATGCGCCGGTGACGCTGGCCAAGCACCACAACCGGGCCGAGGCCATCCTGATCGCGCGGTTCGGTTTGAGGAAGATGCTCTGAGAAGGCGCGAACAGTCATGACCGAAACCCCACTCATCCGCCGAGAAGTAACCACCGACCGCGGGATCAAGCGCAAGCACCGCCATTTCGTGACGATTTCGACAGAAGCCGTTCTGGCGTGCGTTCGGTCCATGCCGGAGGGTTGGACGACGCACGACGTGGCGAAGCGGCTGGGAGTTGGAGAGCGCGCCGTGAGGACAGCGGTTCAGTGGTTGGTTGATACCCGCCAAATTAAGTCGGCCGGCGAGGTGAGTCGCGCCACAAACGCGACGAAGAAGCCGTACAGGGCCCGGGTGTATGTGATTTGCCCAGAGCCATGCCAGTGCGACGTCAGCCTGCTCAATCGAATCTTCTTGTTGCGGACTTGACCATGGCCAAGAAGACTCTGCCGGCGAAAACACGGTCCAATTCTGGAACATCAAAGCGCTCTGCTGAAGAGAAGCGCGTGTTGTTCGCCGAGTCATTTATAACAAATAGCGAAAACATCACAAGAGCCGCTATTGACGCGGGTTTCAGTGAGAAGACAGCGTATCAAGCGGGCTCCAGATTGTTGAAAGATGTTAGGGTTTTGGCCCTAATTGAACAAAGACGTTCTGCGCTCCGGTCAAAAATGGAGATCACGACCGAGCGAGTCCTGAAGGAACGCGCCCGTCTGGCATTCTTCGATCCCCGGAAATTGTTCGATGCAACTGGCCGGCCAATACCGATTCACGAGCTCGACGATGACACAGCGGCCGCCCTGGCCGGTCTGGATGTGCTTGAAGAATTCGAAGGGACCGGGAAAGACCGGAAGTTCATTGGTCTCACCAAGAAATACAAGTTGGCCGACAAAGGCGCCTCGCTGACGGCGCTGGAAAAGCATCTCGGCATGTACGAGAAAGACAATTCGCAGAAGATCGGCTCGCTGGATGGGTTGCCGGTTGAACTGCTGCGCCTGATGGTTGCGCGCTTGAGGGAGTTGATGGGAAATGGTCAGCGCATCATCACTGGATGAGTTTTTGCTGTCGCTTCCGATTGAGGCGCAGATGGCTTTGCTTGTCGATGCTCAGGCGTCTATTTCACAGCGGAAGCTTGAGAGTTATCGAGCCTACGCCAAACAGAAGGAATTCCACCGCGCCGGGAAAATTCACAACGAGCGCCTGTTTATGGCCGGCAATCAGCTCGGTAAGACGATTGCCGGCGGTGCCGAGTGGGCGATGCATGCGACTGGACGGTACCCAGACTGGTGGGAAGGCGCGGTATTCAGCAAACCACCGCTGCTATGGGCCGGCTCAGTGACCGGTGAATCGACACGGGACAATCCACAAAGGATCCTGATCGGGCCGCCACCGACCGAACAGGAGTGGGGAACTGGCTTTATTCCGAAAGACGCGCTGATCGACTGGGACCGTGCAATGGGCGTGGCAAACCTGCTCGACAATGCGCAAGTTCGATGGGGCGGTGGCGGAGATGTCCAGGCAGGGACGGCGATCATCGCGTTCAAGGCCTACGAGAAGGGCCGCGAGAAGTGGCAGGGCCCGACGGTCGATGGCGTGTGGTTCGATGAGGAACCGCCGCTGGAAATCTACACCGAGGGCCTGACGCGGACCAACAACGGGCAGCTCGGGCAGTTCGCGATCATCACGTTCACGCCGCTGCTGGGCATGTCGGACGTTGTCCACCTGTTCATGGATGAAATGGAAGAAGCCAAATGAGCAGAACGATCATCCAGATGACCATCGACGATGCCGAGCACTACACGCCAGAGCAGCGCGCGCAGATCATTGCTTCGTATCCAGCGCACCAGCGAGATGCCCGAGCGAAAGGAATTCCGACGCTGGGCAGTGGATTGATCTTCCCGATCCTTGAAGACGACATCATCGTCGAGCCGTTCAAGATCCCCGACTTCTGGAAGCACATCGCCGGCTTGGACTTCGGATGGGACCACCCGACGGGGGCCGCCAAGCTAGCCTACGACGCCGATAACGACGTGGTCTATGTGGTTGCCGACTACCGAGCCAGCGAGCTGACGCCGGTCCTGCATGCCGCTTCACTCAAGCCGTGGGGCGCCTGGTTGCCGTGGGCGTGGCCGCATGATGGCCTGCAGCATGATAAGGGAAGCGGCGAGCAGATCGCCAAAAAGTACCGGGACAATGGGCTGGACATGCTGCCCGAGCGAGCGACGTGGGAAGATGGGACCAATGGCGTCGAAGCCGGCGTTCAAGACATGCTGGAGCGTATGCAGACCGGGCGCTGGAAAGTGTTCTCGACATGCCAGACATGGCTCAGCGAGCGCCGGCTGTATCACCGCAAGGATGGCCAGATCGTCAAGAAGATCGACGACGTGATCAGCGCCAGCCGCTACGCCTACATGATGCTGCGCTTCGCCATTCCGAAGAAAGAGAAGATTCCCGACTGGAAGAAGGCCATGCAGGCCCGGCACCGGTCGTCGGCTCAGGCGGCTTGAAACTTGTCCATTGACGTTCAATGCCGTTCATTTGAGTTTAATTCAGTACGCGTGAATGCTGGCTATTTGGTGAGAATCCAACGCATTCGAGTATTGGGTTCTGACCATGAACGAACAGACCGCACAGCCAACAAACAAGACCAATTTCGCCGCCGATAACTGGCAACGCTACCTGTATGGCGTGACACGTGGCCATCGCGACTACACGGCGACGGCAACCGTTCTAGAAGGGTTCTACACCGGCGGACAGTACGATCGCGACGGGAATCTTCTGCCAGGTGGTCACTGGAACGATGCTGACCTGGAAGTGCTGGCCGAGCAGAAACGTCCGGCCTACGAGTTCAACGAGATCATGCCGGCGGTCAATTCTGCCCTCGGGTACCAGATCAGCAACCGCATGGATATCGCATTCCGGCCGCGCCAGGGAGATGCGACGAAGGAACTGGCCGAAGTCCGCTCGAAGGTGGCCATGCAGATCGCTGCGAACAACGACCTGCACTGGCGTGAATCCGAGGTCTTTGCCGATGGGATGATCCAGCAGCGCGGCTACTTCGAGTGCCGGATGGACTTCGACGACAATGTGTTCGGCGAGCTGCGCGTCTCGGTTCTCGACCCGCTCGATGTGATTCCGGATCCTGATGCCAAGTCTTACGACCCGGCCGGCTGGTCAGATGTGATCATCACACGCTGGCTGACGCTCGACGAGATCGAGGGGTTGTACGGCGTCAGCGCGCGCACGACTGCAGCCGAATCTGGAGCGACGGTTACCACAGCCAATCAGGACTTCGGCGACGGTGACGTCGATACCGCCGAGCGAAACAAGTTCGGTTCGACCAATCGCCACGACTCGCAGTATTCAGCCGCTGGGGAGATGCGCTACCGCATCATCGATCGCCAGAAGTGGATACGCGAGAAGGCCAACGTAGCCATTCACCCGAGCGGTGACATCCGGCCGTTGGGCGGCGATGAGACGCCAGAGGCGCTTGCGGAGATGCAGGCGCATGGAATCCGTATCGTCAATCGCACGGTCAAGCGCGTGAAATGGCAGGTCAGCACCATTGACACGGAACTGCACGAGGCCTGGTCGCCCTACGATCGATTCACCGTGATTCCGTTCTTCCCGTTCTTCCGTCGCGGAAAGACGCGCGGGATGGTCGACAACGCCATCGGTCCTCAGAAGGCTCTGGACAAGGGCATCAGCCAGGCCATCCACATCATCAACACGACTGCGAACAGCGGCTGGCAGATGGAAGAAGACCAGCTCACCAACATGACCGCGGATGATCTGGAGGCGAAAGGCGCTTCGACCGGCCTGGTCCTGGAGCGAAAAAAGGGAACGGCGCCACTTCAGAAGATCACGTCAAACGAAATGCCGCGTGGTGTTGAGAAGATCATCGACATAGCTACCTTCACCCTCAAGGATGTGACCGTTCCAGACGCGATGCGCGGGACGCAAGGACCGGAGACGTCCGGGATTGCGATTCAGAGCAAGCAACACGCGGCGCAGCAGGGCCTTGCCGTTCCGCTCGACAACCTTTCTCGAACGCGCAACATGCTGGCCAAGTGGTTCGATTACGGCATCACCAAGTATTACGACTCCGAGCGCGTGTTCCGAATCACGAAGACCGATCCAGAGTCCGGAAAAGAGATCGATGAACCGCTGGCCATCAACCAGTTTGACCCGGAGACCGGCGAGTACTTCAACGACATGACCGTCGGCGAGTACGACATCGTGATCACCGACCAGCCGATGCAGGTCACATTCGAGAACAGCCAATTCACGCAGGTAATGGAGATGCGTACGGCCGGCGTGAATATCCCGGACAACGTCGCCATCAAGCACTCCAATCTATCCGATAAGCACGAGATCATTCAGCAGATGCAGTCGGCGTCTCAACCGGCAGCGGACCCAACGATTGAAGCCAAGACCAGACTGATCGACGCTCAAACCAAGAAGACGCTGGCAGAAGCCGTGAATGCTTCGGTGACCAGCATCTTCTCCGGCACCCAGGCGGCGGCAAACATCGCTATTCAGCCAGCCGTGGCGCCGCTCGCCGACGGGCTACTCAAGTCAGCAGGATTCCAGGACATGGACACGGCGCCGATTGTCCCGAGCGTTCCCGCGGGGATTCCGGCCGTCAAGCCACCCGAGAACACGTCGCCAAACTTTCCACCGCACGCAGACGCCGGCATGAACCATGGCATTGAAGGCGGGGCGTGAATGCAGACTTCGTGCATAGACTGCGCACGTTAAAACATCTTTCACCTTCGGAGACGCTGACAAATGCCCCCTTTCGCTGACATCGACACACCCGTATCAGAAGACGAACTCTCTGGATCCGCTCAAGGTGATCAGACCAACGGCGAAAAGACCCCGGTTGTTCAGGCTGATGCTGTAGTCGATGATGACAAGAAGACGGTCGACGGCGAAAAGACGGCCAACGCTGATACGGAAGCTCAGCCGACGGCAACGGAAACAAAGACTGAGCGCGAGCCGGTCATTCCGCGCGCCCGATTCGACGAACTCAATTCAAAGCTGCACCTGGAACGACAAGAGACCGAACGCCTGCGCGCCGAGCTCGAAGCAAGCAAGAATCCGAAGCCATCCGCCGCAGAAGTGGAGACCGTCGATGTCAAGGCACTTGAGAAAGAGTACTTCGATGCGGTGATCGACGGCGACCAGGACAAGGCGGTAGCCATCCGTGAAAAGATCAATGACCAGATTTACGCGCGGGCCGAGGCCGCAACGACCGAAAAGGTAACTCGCCAACTGTCCGAGCGAGATTTGCAGACTTCTCTCTCCAAGGCCGTCGATTCAACCATTGCGGCTTACCCATTCCTCGACAGCACATCGCCTGATGCCAATCAGGATGCCATCGCTGAAGTGGTCGACTGGCGTGATTTCTATCTATCCAGGGGCGATTCACCAGCTGTTGCCTTGCAGAAGGCTGCCGCCAAGGTTGGCCCAACGTTTGCCACGGCAGCGGCGACCATCACTGCCGGCTCGGGCGAGAAGCCCGAAGTCAAGACGGATCTCCGGAAGCAAAAAGCCGTTGAACGGAACATCACTGACGCAACCGCACAAGCGCCGGCACCAGTGGCAGGTATCGGTAATCGCACAACACCGCCAGCACCGAAGATTGATACGCAGAAGGACTGGGAAAAGCTCTCCGAATCTGAACGAGAGGCGATCCTGGCCAACGCTTGAGTAGGAAGGTTCGCCCGATAACCTCAAGGGACGTCACGGTGGAACGTATTCACCGACTCGCCACGGACAGGCGGTAAACGTCCCGGTTCTCAGACCGCCATTCTGTGACTCCGCAGGCAGCGAAGCGGTATTCGCGCCGGTGGTTGGCCCGTAGCCAACGAAAGAAACCTTTCGATAACTATGGAGGCCTGTCATGGCTTATACACCGCTGGGCGCACAAATGCCCGAACAAAAGAAGGCGTGGGTCAAAGAATCAATTCGCGTCTTCCGTGAGAATTTCTTCTTCAACAAATTCACCGGCACCGATGAAAACAGCATCGTGCAACTGGTGACCGAGCTCAAGAAAACCGAAAAGGGCGATCAAGCCGTCATCGGCCTGGTGGCTGACCTGCAAGGCTCCGGCATCGTCGGAGACAACGACATCAACGGCCGCTACGAAGCGCTCGAATCGTCCTGGGTTTACATCAAGACCGACCAGCTGCGCAACGGCGTCAAATCCAAGGGCCGTGTCGATGACCAGCGCTCGGTCTTCACCTTCCGCAAGGAAGCGCGCGACAAGCTCGGCTTCTGGCGTGCAAACATCCTTGAAGAACTGATGATCCTGACCGCGTCGGGTATCAGCTACGACAAGATGACCAACGGCGCGACGCGGGCTATTGGTGCGCAAGACTCGCTGCTCGACCTCGACTTTGCGGCTGATGTCTCCGCGCCGACGGCGAATCGTTGGTTCTCGTTCAACGGCACCAACCTGGTCGCTGGCGACACGTCGCAGGTTACCGCCGCCTACACGCCGAAGTACGGCGCGATTGTCGATCTGATGGCCGAGGCCCGCACTCGCGGTATCAAGCCGCTTCGTATCGGCGGAAAAGATCACTACGCCTATCTCTGCCATCCGAAGAGCTTCGCCAAACTGAAGAAGGACGCCGATTTCCGCGATGCCATCGTCAATGCGGGCGAACGCGGGGCGAATAACCCGATCTTTACGGGCGCAACGGTGACGATGGACGGACTCATCATCCACACCAACAACCGTGTCTATAACACCTCGGGCACCGCGACGAAGTGGGGCGCTGGTAATGCGATCGAAGGTACCCGCTCGCTGCTGATGGGTTGCCAGTCGCTGGCCTTTGCTGACTTGTGGGGCGATGCCTCCTGGTACGAAGGCAAGGACGACGACGACGCCAAGGACAAGATCACCATCGGCATGTACGCCGGCCTGCGCAAGCCGAAGTTCCTTTCTCGCCTGGACAGCAACACCGTCCAGGACTTCGGCGTGATCGCTCTCGACCTGGCGCTGTAATAGCCCAGTTCAAGTCCTCGTAACAACCAAGGGGGCGGCTCTGCTGCCCCCGTCTGGAGATACTCAAGATGGCAATTACCAAAGACTTCAACCGCCAATGCGTGATGTCAGCTCTCGTCACGATCAAGTTTGGCGACGTGGCCGGCAACTCCGGCGTCGATCTCGCAGCGATTGCGATGCCGCCGAATGCGATTGTGATCGGTGGTGCTGTGACCACGAAGGTTGCGTTCAATTCGGCGACGTCCGATGTGATCGACGTTGGTGATGCGGTTTCTCAGAACCGTTACCTCAACGATGGAAGCATCCACGCTGCCGGCATCGTCCCACTGGTTCCGACCGGCTATGTTCATCCGGGCGGTGACCTGACCGTGCGCTGGGTTGGCGTCGGTGCGGTACCGACCGCTGGCGAGGCTCAGGTTCGCGTCGACTACGTGATCGTTGGTCGCGGCGAATACACGCAGGACTAACCCTGCTGTTCAACAAGCCGGGGCGTAGCTCTTGCGCTCCGGCTATTTCAAGGACACAACAATGCGACTCAAATCCCCAAGCGACGAGACTCTGTGCGTTTCACTGACCAACGGAACAGGTATTCGTATCGGCCCGGAAGCGCGCGATGTACCTGCTGAATTCCTCAAGGCTTCTTTTGCCGCCGGCGCAATTCCCGAGGGCGTGGATGCAAAAGACTTTGACGACTCGCCGGATGGCCCGGACGAAGAAACAAAGCCTGCCCTTCTGATCGCCGGCGTGAAAAAGATGCTGGTCGAGAACCAGGATGACTTTACCGGTGCCGGACTGCCGAACAGAAATGTTCTGTCGAGAATCGTCGGATGGAACGTGAGCGTTCAGGAGCTTTCGGTTGCCTGGGAAAAGATTCAGGCCGAGTCGAAAGACCCTGAATAATGAACCTCGCGGCCATTCGTAAGGAATCTCGATTTCGCCTGAAAGATGAAGCGAAGCAGGGAAAGTTTTGGTCCGACGAATGGCTTGACGGGGTAATCAACGAGGCCGAGCAAGAAGCCTGCATCCGAGCTCGGTTGATCGAAGACAGCAGCAGCGAGGCATCAAGCCTTGAAATCACCACGGATGAGAAGCGCTACACGCTGCATACGTCGGTGATTGATGTTCTCTCGTGCGAACTGGCCAGTAGGCCTGGTCATCCGATCGCAGGATGGACACTGACTGAAACCGAGTTGGTTTTCGACGAGTTTCCGACGGCTGACGACACCCTTCTCATGACCGTTATCCGGTTGCCATTGAAGTCGATGGTGAAGGATAGCGATTCACCAGAGATCAGGCCTCACCATCACTTGCGGCTGATTGATTGGGTTGAATTCAGAGCCTACGGAATCCACGACGCAGATGGCTTCGATCCTCAAGGGTCGGCCAATGGCTATGCACGGTTTGAAGCCTCTTTCGGGGTTCGGCCAACGGCCAACGTCCAGCGCAAGCATCGTCGGAAAACTGCGCGCGTTGTGCAGATGAATCCGTTCTGAGGTTCCCATGGCAGATACTCAAGACCTGATCATCACTCGCGGCAAGACCTTCACCCTGGTTGTTCGCTGGAGTACTGCACCGATCATCTACAAACCAATCACGGCGATTCAGCAGTCGGCGCCGGCGCGCATGACGGTCGCCAGTCATGGATTGGTCGATGGATGGCCGGTAGCTGTATCCAACGTCAAGGGCATGGTCGAGATCAACGCGGAAGCGAACGCCATTCGCGACAGCGATTTCCATCCGGTCACGGTCATTGATCCGGACACGATCGAGATCAACGACATCAACGCGGCAGGGTTCAAGGCCTATACGTCGGGCGGAATCCTTCAGTACAACACGCCGATCGATCTTTCCGGGTACAAAGCACGCGACACGATCAAGAAGAAGGCCGGCAAGAACATGCTGGTCTGCACCAGCCCGGGAACAGTTGGGTCGGTATTGCCGACCGGGCCGGGCGCCGATGGCGGCGCTACCTGGGCGGCGACAGCACTTCCGGCAACGAAACAATGGTCTGCCGGAATGACCGCGTCGCTGAACGATGTGATCGACACCACGGCCCTACTGTTCCTTTCGACTGAAAACGGGCGCATCGCGATCGATAACGCCGCGAAGACGATCACGATCACCATCCGCGCCTACGACTCCGACGCTGCGACATGGAATCAAGGAATCCATGAGCTCGAACTGGTCAAGCCGGGCGCAACAATTCCAGACGATGTGGTGACCGCAATCATTCCGGTGAGCAAGGTAATCATCAAAGACGAGGCAACAAACTGATGGAGGCGAACATGCCCACTCAACGTATTGAGCCGGCAGCCGCCGGATTCACGTTCGTAACCGCTGCGCTGACATGGATAGCAGATGTGCTGCACTGGATGTCTGATAACGCAGCAGCGATCAGCGTAATCGTGGTGATCGGCGGATTCGTCATTCAGTTATGGGCGTCACTCAGAAACAAGGCGAAGGGCGAGGCTGAAGAACTACGCGCTCAGGCCGAAGAGTTACGAGCCCAAGAAGAACACCGAATCAAGATGGCGATTCTGCGCGGCGAGATTCCAGACCGGCGATCGGTTATTGATCACGTTGAGGCGGTCGAGAAATGAAGACCTCAACCATTCTCCTTGCGCAAAGTCTCGTGGCGTTGACTTTCTTTTCTATGCTGATGCAGCCGTTGTTCGCGTGGCTTGGAGTTCGAGTCGATGGATCGCAGATTGCCACCGCGGCATTGCCGATCGCGGCGTTCTTGATTGGCGGATGGCTGCATTCGCTGTTCGGTACCCAGGTGTATCGGTCATGAACCGCTACGGCTCACGGAAATTCATTCTGGCGCTATTAGCGCTCGTGGTTTCGACGGCGCTCGTCGCGTTCAAGCTCATTTCGGATGGCGTATTCGCGACGGTAGTAATCGCCTGCGTGGCGGCCTACATCACTGGGAATGTTGCACAGAAGAAAACGGATAAGACGCCATGAACCAAAACCAACGCTCTGCGTCCATAAAGGCTTTGATCGCCTCCGTCGCGCTCGCGACCGGGATATCCGCAAACACGCTGACCGTCACGGTCAACGAGGTCGAGGAACTGGAAGGTCTGTCGACTACCGCATACGCTGATATGGCAGACCCGTCGCTGGCCACCGCGTGCTACGGCGAAACGGAAGGCATTCACTTCGGTGACGAGTTTACGCCGGAAGAATGCGAAGTCATGCTGATCAAGCGTCTTCCGGACTACATCAAGCCGGTCAAGGCGGCTATTCCCAATGCTCCCGACAATCGCCTGATTGCCTACAGCCTCGCATCCTGGAACCTCGGGCGTGGGCTGGTCATGTTGCGAACTACGAAGTGCATCGAGAAGAAGCTGATCAGCGGCGAGTGCGTCAAGCGGGTGGTTATTCCAGGAACCTCGATCGCTGATCTGGAAGATGCCGGTAATTGGCAGGCCGCCTGTGATCGGCTTCACCAATTCGACCGCGCGGGAGGGAAGAAGATTCGAGGCTTGGCGATTCGGCGCGAGAAGGAATACCGGATTTGCATGGGGTATCTCCATGGACAACAAACCCAATGAGCCGCTCGTTCTCTGCCCGGCTGGTTTCACAGTTCAGCACCTCGATCGGCACGACCGCAGGTGTTGTGGCCATGCGACGTGCTACCCGTCGGCTTGCCAGATCCTCCGTCAGTTCAACGAGCGTGAAGAGTTGATCCATGGCCGACAGCCTTGAACAGAAAAGGGCGGCGCAACCGGGCGCCGTGATCTGTGCCGGTAGCTTTGTCCTGCGCCAACGTGAATGGTCAGAGCGCGGCGACGAGTGCCTTGGAGAAACCTGTCCGCATCCGCTGACCTGCACGACCAAGCACCGCAACCTGCAGGGGGGTGAGCAGAAATGAAGAGGCCATTGAAATGCGCGGGGTTCATGGCCCTTGTTGTGGCGATCCTCGTCGCGATTGGTTTTTGCGGATACGTGCTGTGGGTGCTGCACGGAATCGGCAGAGCCATTTGAAAGGAGTGGAAAGACATGGATGGGATTGCCATTGCACTACTCAAGAAGTTCTGGCCGTACATGGTCGCGTTTGCGCTCGGCGCGATTTTGGTCGGCGGCCTGACGTGGAAGATCCAAGGTTTGCGCGTGACCGCGGAACAGCAGAAGACGACGCGCGTACAGCAGGCGTTCGACAAGTTCGCTCTCGACACCTACAACACCGGCCTGAAGGCGGAAGCCAAGCGTCTCGAAGACGAGCAAAAGGCAAAAGACAACCTCAAGAAAGTGCAGGCAGACCATGAAAAGCAAATTCCTTCTATTCGTGCTGGCGCTGTCGATAAGTACATCGCTGCTCACCGCGTGCGGAACGACGCCGGAGCGAATTCCGGTGGCGGTACCGTGCAAGGAGATGGCGCCAGTCACCAAATGGATGATGGAGCCGCCAAAGAATGCGTTCCTGACGAAGGATTCATCGCTGACGCCGCCGAAGACGCCGAAAAAGTTCAGGCTTGGCGCGCCTACTGCACCTTGAATAACTGCCCGATTGAGTAAATCGCCATGCCACAAGTAGATATCAAAGACGCACACGGCGCGGTATTCAAATCAAAGACGCATCAAGTTGACGATGGTGGGCAGCCGGTTGTTGCTCAGGGCGTTGTATTGACCGATCCGTCGAGCGGAAGTCCTGCGTCCATTGCTTCTGAGACGACGTTGCAAGCCATCGCCTCTGCTGTTGGAACGCTGAACACCCTGTCCGGAGCGATCAAGACGGCGCTCGAATCGCTCAACGGAAAAACCGCCGCGGTCAATACTTCCAGCATTGGAGGCGTCGTCGCCCTTGATGTCGACACGCTGATCGCGCTGGAAAGCATCAGCGCCAATACCGGCCTGGCGCAACCGATCACCGACGCCCAGCTGCGTGCCGCTGCGGTACCGGTATCCAATTCCTTGTTGGCGCAGACGATCAAGCAGAAGAATACCGCGGGCGCGATCGGCGACTATGGCCAGATTATCCTCGCGCAGCGTCGAGACTCGGACACGGCCGAAACCACAGCCGACGGTCAGCTCACCTGCTTCAAGATGGACCAGGCTGGGCGCCTCAAGGTCGCCACGCAGCCCGGTGATGTCGCCGCTACCGTTGGTTCGATCACCGGCAACACGCAAACCGTGGCCATCCAGACTTCGCGCATCAGCAACCTGTCGATCGCTATGGTGGCCACATCACTCATCGGCCACAACGCCGTCTTCGAGGTCAGCAACGATTCGACGAATGGAATCGACGGAAATTGGAAAACCGTCCAGGTCGTGCGCACTGACAGCAACACGATCGAGACGACGACCGGCGCGCTGTCGGCTACCCCGGTTTATGCCTGGGAATTGAACGTCGCAGCTTACGCGTACTTCCGGATCCGCGCCACGGCGCACACGAGCGGCACGGCAAGCTACACGCTCAAGCCGGGCGCCTACGCGACCGAGCCCGTACCAAGTTCGCAGAACCCGGCACTGGTTCTCTACCCGTACAACCTGGCCGGCGTCATCGCAATCAATACCGATCTGGTCGTTATTGACTGCGCGAGCTTCAAGTCGCTTTCGATTCAGTGTTTGGCAATGGGCACCACAGGCGTCGTCACCGGCCAGTGGTCAAACGATGCGGCGTTCACAGTGCCGGTCACCGCTACGCTGTCGTCAGAAACCGGCGCGTCATCAACAACGTTCAATGCTGCCTGCCTGCGCAATACCAACGTGCTGGCGCGCTACTTCCGCCTTCGCCTCACAACCGCCACCACGGCGGGTACGACCACAATCAACGTGCAGGCCTCGCAAGCGCCGCTTGTTCCGCTTATCCCGTGGCAGGCCACACAGCCGGTCTCCGGTACCGTATCGATCACCGGATACCCGACTGCTGCCGCCTCAGCAGATGGCCTTACCAACCCGACCGTCACCAAGATCGATGCGACCACGCTGCTGTTCAACGGCACGACATGGGACCGGGCGCGCGGCAATGTGAACACGACCACCGGAGACACCGGCGCTAAGACGGCAACCTTCAACGGCGCCGCGCAGACGAACTACAACGCACGCGGCGCGACGGTCGTCATCAACGTGGGCACCGTGTCGGGCACTTCGCCAACACTGGTGGCCAAACTACAAGGATCGGCCGATGGCGGCACAAACTGGTACGACATCCCGGGCGCAGTCACACCGTCGATTACCGCTACTGGCGTCACGGTGCTTACCGTTTATCCAGGCATAACGACGGCAGCTAATGCCGCCGTAAGTTACCCGCTGCCGCGAACATGGCGTCTGGTTTATACGATTGGCGGTACCACTCCGTCATTCACGATTACCAACGTTCAAGTGGCCTATATCAACTGATGCTGTTCTTTTTTGCTCCCGATGAAGATGTTTCCGTATCTGAAGAGATTGGAGATATTGAGAGACAGAGTATTGATGTCATCACGCTTCAACAAGAGAGGCAAATATCTCCATGCAGAAAACGCAGCTTCATATCAATCGGAGAAGGAACTACTCGAGTCCGCATCCGAAATCTTCAACGATGCTTCATAACGACCGAAACACTAAGGTCTGACACATACACCGATCGAAACGAAGTTTTCACAACCACGACCAAAGATTCAATTTCAGTCTAGGAGCACCATCATGGCCTACGTAAGTTTTGTCGATACACTCAAGACAGCTGTTCTGACGCCGATCGCCGCTGCAATCAATGCTGGTGCGAATGCTGGCGTAATTGACATCTACAGCGGCACTCGACCAGCAAATGCGAATACCGCAGTCGGGGCGCAAGTCAGGCTTGGTACGCTGACATTCTCTGACCCCTGCGAATCATCGCCTGGATCTCTTGGGACGTCTCTGACGATGGGCAACATCACGCAAGACTCTTCCGCCGATGCTGATGGCGTCGCGAGCTGGGCGCGCATCTACGCCTATACGGCGTCCGGAACAGTCCGCACACCCGTCATGGATGTGGACATCACGACGACGGGTGGTGGCGGCGCAATGCAAATGAACACGACGAACATTGTTGCCGGCGGTCCCATCCTTATTTCGTCGTTCGTCATTTCCGTGGGGTAATCATGGCTCTCATCTTCGCCGATCATGTCAAGGAAACGTCAACGACGACAGGGACTGGTCCGCTGACATTGGCTGGGCCAATGCTCGGCTTTCAGTCCTTCTCGGCGAAGTGCTCAGTCGGCGATACCGTGCTCTACGGAATTCAAGCGGTCGATGTTCAAGGCAATCCGTCAGGCGAGTGGGAGTGCGGTATTGGAACGTACTCGGCTGCGAACACGCTGACTAGGACAACAGTTACGTCGAGCAGCAACGGAGGATCTGCGGTTTCGCTATCTGCCGGGACAAAGATTGTCTACATCACTATGCCCGCAGTGCAGGCGGCATGGATTCGTGAAAAACTCACCGCGGCCAGGACGTACTACGTCGCTACAACAGGTAGTGACAGCGCAGATGGACTAACGGCAGGAACAGCCTTTCTGACGATTCAGAAAGCGGTCGACACGGTCTGCAATACCCTAAGCCTGCAAGGACAGACCGTCACGATTCAAATCGCTGACGGAACGTACACTACGCCTGTCGTGTTAAAGGCACTACCAGACGACGGATCTTTGATCATTAACGGGAACATCAGCACGCCGTCAAATGTGATTATCTCGACGACATCTGCTAGCGCATTTACCGCAAGTGGTGCACGGTGTGCTGCGACCATCCAGAACCTTAAAATACAAACTACGACAAGCGGAGATGGCATTTCAGCATCGAACGGTGCGCAAGTTTTCTACAGCGGAATCGTGTTTGGAGCTTGCGCGACAGGTCACATAAATAGTTCAAGCTCTGCGCTTGTATCAGCCATCGGAAATTATTCTATTTCCGGATCAGCGCCTCGCCATTTTTATGGAAATTTAGGCGTGATCTTATGCCAATCGAGGACCATTACAATCACTGGGATACCGGCGTTTAGTTGGGCATTTGCAGTTGCGTACGACCACGGTAGACTTGCGTTGCGGGGAAACACATACTCCGGATCTGCGACTGGTGCTAGATATGACGTATATGGTACCGGAACTATCGTAAG